GCAACCAGCTACGCAAGTTGCCTTTCATATACATACGACTAACGGTGTTACCTTCAGGAAGAACAGCACGAGCTTGTTCCTTTGCAATTCCAGCTCTAAGAGCCCATTGATATGCTTTAGTAGCAGCAACAATCACATGCTGTTGTTGCTTTTGCCAAGCATCTTCAAGCTCACGTTCTTGAACAGGAATAGAGTTCTGACGATTCTTAACATCTTGCAAACGGGCTTCCCGAGAAGCAAACATGTTTACTTCTGCATATCGTTGACTAAATTCCTGAAAAGAAAAACTACGGTGACGCAAGATTTGACGAGCAATGTCCCGTGTGGTTTCAATTTCCACACAGACATTCACCATCTCAAAAGGACTCCAGTGTTTATGTTTTACAAGATACTTGAGCAGCCGCGATGCGGTCTCGGTATTGTCCTGGTTCGCTGGGTTGCTCACACGAGCCATGTACGCCACAAGGTTCTCCGCATCCGGAGTTGACCAAATTAGTTTTACTTTGCTTGTCATTTTCTTTCTTATTCCAACGGTCGTCTAGGTCAGGTCGAGTTTTCATCAGGTTGCTAAGAAACATCCAGCAACAGCCAAGATGATCAACATGAGGTAGCCCACTTTCTGGGTCAACATCTTCTCCTCGCTGGATAGCGGAGAGATGACGCAACAGTGCAGCAATGACTCGTGAATATTCAAAGCCGTTTCGCCAGTTGTTCGCCGCATATTTCTGTGCTCCAAAAGTGAGAACCTGCGCCAGCCCCTCAAGAGCTTCAAAATCTACAAGATCTAGCCGAGGCTTTTCTTTGTCAAATTTCATTGCCTCTGGTTGAGGCCATTTGGCATCCTTATAATCTCGAATATCGTATTTATTTAGCATTATAAATATTTCTGGTTAATGTATTTCAGTGAGACAGGCATCAAATCAAACTCACCGTCATTCACATCATGAAGCATGAGAAATCCACGCCAGTGTTTGTTACCTTGACTGGACATATAATCTTCATCATGTTCATAACAACTACCTGCAATAACAGAAGTTAGGAGTCCCCCATCTGCTTTATATCCTGTCGCAATTTGAAGACCTTGTTGGTGACCTTGGACAGTAGACATGTGCTTTTTAGACAGACATGCTGCAGCGGTAGTGACAGGCCTACCCATAAGACCAGTGGTAAAGTAATGAGAATAAGCGACACCATCAACAACCACGACGTCAAGAAATGGATACACTTCCCAACCATAACTTTCATATCCCAGATGCTCTGTAGACAATACTCCTTCAAGTTTTGCATCATCATTTACAGCCCTGTTGATTCGGTTCTCGTGATTACCGAGAGTTAAAATCATTCGAGGCCTGTACAACCTTTCCTTATTTTTCTTAGCCTTAGCATTATGCTCCCAGATAGGATCAAGGAGACACTCCATCGCCTGATGTGTTGCATCAATGTCGTTAACATAACGCTTCCCCTCGAAACTCTTTTTGCCCACATCATAGCTGGATAAGCTAGGCATATCAGCAAAATCTCCGAGACAAACCAAAACGTCAGGCTTTTTCTCAACGATATATCGTCCAATTTTATTGAGGTATGAGAAGTCAATTCCTGGTTTTGCTTGTACATCTGGAATGACTAAATGTTTCAATGTTGAACTTCCTCTTTTGCTTGAGCAGTTACCATAGGAATAGCACCTTGTTGAAGCAAGAGATTAAGACCAATCTTTAGAACAAAGTCAAGCTCTTTCTGTTCCAGCTCACCTTCAAACTTAACGGTGCCTTGTGGCGTTTCAATGGATTTACTTACTAGCATGTTTTTTGGCTATTGCCTTTTCCTTATCTGTTTTTATTTTGTGACAAGTCTTACACAAGACCTGTAAATTTGTTTCATCACAAAAGAGCCGTTCAATATATTTATCCCAAGATTGAAATCCTTTCTTAGGATCAATGACAGGCTTGATGTGATCTACCTCTACGTCTTTAGACGTGAACTCATTCTTACATTTGTTACATTTATAATGCTGTGCTATACGTCCGGTTTTTTCATTAACCTTCTTTTCTGTTTTAGCATTGTTTAGCGTAGTGTATTTGGGAGGCCAGCGTCTAGAGCCAGCACGTAAGGTCGATGTAATGAAACTTCTAACTCGTCCTTCGGTCCATCCTGTCATTTAGGAAACTGCCAGATTTCGTCAGGATTACGACGAATCCATAAACAAATACCATTCATCAGAAGGCGTTCATCATCATTGTAAAGAGACCGTACAAACTCAAACATGTCAAGCTCATCGTCGTAACTTGCCAGCTCTGTGAGAGTAGGTTCGAGTTTCTTTGGTACTGTTTGTCGAGCTTTCCCGTCAAAGCCAAAGATATTGTCAGTACGATCGCCCATGATAAGCTGCCAATAGAAATGGCGAATAGCGTCCACTGCAAACTGTTCACGCTTAACTCCTGTTACAAAATTGTAATGTCCTTGGTTGCCATTTGCATGATGCCCATTGCATCATCGGCTTCCTGACCATCCTCAACAGAGGCTTTCCAGTCAACTACAAGCGACTCACGAACATCCTGCAAATATTGAGGTCGAGGAGTGTCTTTGCGATTGGCTTTGTATTCTGGATTGTATTTGTACCGAAAGTTTTCTGAACCAGTTAGGAACAGGTGATAGGACTCGGCTTGGGTTTCTTGGAGGATTCGAGACATTAGATCTGATGCTCGAAGTACAGCCACTTCTTTGGAATCATTTTCAGAAGCGGCCGCACAACGATATGCAACAATGTCCCCATCAATAAGGGCTGTTGTCATGTAGTAAACATTTCCAGAATACAGGGGACTGGTTCTGTACTAGTTCCCAGAACAGTAAATTCAACCGTCATGTCTGGATAATGTTCTTTATCATAATCAGAAACACTGTCCATGACAAGTTTAGTTGCTTCTTCTACTGAGGAGGCTGCCACAATGACCAGACCACCATACTCTGATGAGGGAAAGGGAACTGGCCAATCACATGAATAAATTTTCATTTAGCTTTCTTAACGGCTTTCTTAGCAGAAGGTTTACCACCTGCTTTACGTTGTACAGAATAGGCAATAGCAGCTGCTTGGGCAGGAGGTTTACCTGCACCAATTTCTTTGCCCAAATTCTCTTTAAAAGCCTTTTTAGAGGCACTTTTAATAAGAGGCATAATGTTCCTTTATTTTATTGGAGCGGGGTACGAGAATCGAACTCGTCTCATTAGCTTGGAAGGCTAAGGCACAGCCCCTATACCAACCCCGCTTTGGTACGACTGGCCGGAATCGAACCGGCATGACTTGCGTCGAGGGATTTTAAGTCCCTTGTGTCTACCTATTCCACCACAGTCGCTTTAATTAGTTTACTTCAGGAATATCGAAGTCAGGCAAATCGTCAAATCCTGTTGGACCAGTGTCTTGCTTTACAGCAGCTTCAGTTCCAAAAACATAAGATTCAAATCGTTTAGCAAGAGCGATAACAGCGTCAGCATCTGGGGGCGTTTTAACACCAGCAGTAAGCACAGAAGCAGCACTAGACAGAGAAGACTGACGAACAATGAGAACCTGTCGCTGGGCGCGTTCCTCTGGCGTTTCGTAGGTGCCACGAGGACTTGCCGTAGCTGCTTTACTAGCCGCATTAGGAGCCGCAGCAGGAGTAGCAGCCCCGCCCTTCGTGGCAGATACCCAGTCATTATAACCCTTGTCGTTTTTCACAACTTCAATTTCAAAGCTGTCGCCAGGTTGTGCAATAGACAGCACACCAAAACTATTCTTGGTTGCACCAAAGCTCATAATTTTCTTACCTTCCACTTTACCTTGGAAGCTGTTGTTCTTATAAGCAATATCAGCAACTTGATAACTACCCTTAGCGGTAGGAACAGTAGCAACAGACACATTCAAAATCGTAATATTCATTTATTTCCTTAAATAAAAACTCAAACTAAACACTTTTATTAGTGTCTATACTTAATATTATACACGAAGAAATTGATGCTGTCAAGCAAATTTCTGCATATTTTTCATGTCAGGCCCAAACTTCGACTCGCAAGCCATAGGAACGGTCCAGTTATAACCGAACACACTACGAATACGATCAGGTAGATCATTAAATACACCATCAAAGATTCGAGCAAGGTCTTGTAAATACCTCTCCCGTGTATCAAGAACGATAGAATCGTGGACAGTAGAGATAAAATTGCAAGGGATACCAGCATCATCAATCCGTTTCTTGGCCATAATACGGGCCATCATCATTACATCTGCTCCTGTACCCTGGACAGGATAGTTTGTAAGAGTTGTCCAAGGTATTTTAAGTTCTCCTTTGTAATCTCGTTTGGGAGGGCAACTCCAGGAACGTCCCATTGGTCCGACGATAGGTTTGCCTGCCATGACACAATCTTTCCATCGGTAATGGCAATTGTTAATTCCACTATACTTTGCATAAAACTTTTCGTTCATTTCGTCCCAGAACTGAGGACTAGTGCTAACGTGCATAAAGTCGGGGTCATTGGCGAAAGACCATCCAGAGCCACGATAAATGGTGCGGAACAGGAAAATCTTTGCAATGAGTCGGCTAGGTAGGTCAAAAGCTGTTCTATTTTTTTCATGGGTGTCTTCACCTCCTAGAATTTCTTGAATACCTACATCGTCTTTAGATAGCTCTAGCAAAGTACGCCATTCTAGCCGCTACTGCGACGCATCACATTGGATCAGCATCGCATTCCTCCTTCTGGTGGACAGCAAGAACACCTTTGGCAAAAGAAATCAGCTCTTGCTCTGTAGAATTGTTTTTCATTAAATTAGCATTATTTATCATCATCGACAATATAAGGTACACTCTTAATGGTTGGAAATTTTACAATAAAATCCTCTCTGGTAATGTCTCGACCAATTTTGATTTCGGTAAAGGCTTCTCCTTGTTTGGTCATTTGTGCTTTAAGCTGCACACAGGCAGGACAATTGTCTTTTGTGTAAACTGTTTTCATTGTTTTCGGAGAAGTGCTGGTAGAGGTTTTTCAGGAAGGCGGTTAATTTGAATTTTTAGTTCATCGTAGAAGGCAGGATAATGTGCTTGAAAATCAACAAGCAAACGTCGTGCTCCATACTGCTGCATGAACGATGCAATGTCCACAAGAAAGTCGTTATATCGTAGTTGTTCTGGTTCAGTCATTATAGGAGCTTATGAAAATGTCTTGGAGTTCGCTAGCAAAGTTTTGCAGATTTGGTCGAGAACTCGATAGCCGACCGGTTTGGGCTGTTGTTTGATTGAAGTTGCCATGTAAAATACCTTCTTCCCAGTTCATTTCATTACGAAGTTTAACTAGGCCATTGTAATAAGTTCCGTTAAGTTTTTCTAGCTTAGACAATTCTAAGATTAAATCAACCAGCCATTTTTTACCTTTAAGTTTTCGTAGCGTAGATTCGTCTACAGCATAATTACCCTCTTTGGCCATTTCGCTGCCTTTAAGGGGCTTATACATCTGTGGAAGTTTGTGCTCGATAATTACATTCTTATACTTTGGCTGCCCGGCTTTTTGTCCTGTCTTGTAGAATCCAATATGTTCCTTGGATTCTTCCTTAAC